TCGTAAAAGTGCGAATATTTTTGTACCGCTGGATTCAATTCAATTGCCGTTTGTAGGCCCTCAGAACTGAAACAATAAAAGATATTTATTACCTTTTCGTGAGTACTTTTATCCTTCTGGTACCGTACCGTTTCGGTTAACTGAGTGCAACAATATTTCACCCGCCCTTTATCAATCTCGTAATCCAGCACCTCAGAACTTTTAAATACGAACGGGTCGAAATTATCCACCTCGTCGGTTCTGGTATGTTGTACCCAGTAAAAGGCGTTCGGGTCTATGTTATTATAAAACAAGGCCGATTCTTCGCACCAAGTCAATAATGTTTGCCCATCCTCGCCGTAATCGTTTGTATATTGGCCTATTTTTGAACTTTCGGCCTCGTCGGTGTGCGATATATCAAAAGCTAATTTATCAGCCCGAAAAACCCGTTTAAAAAAGCCCTCTATTTTTCCCGCTATACTTTTTGTTCTGTTTTGTGTTATCCGTACCCGTTGTTCTTTTTGCTGGTCGGTTTCTCTGGGCTTATAATTTACTATTAATTCCCCGTAACCCGTGCCCGTCACAATCTGGTCGTAAAAGTGGCTGAGTTGTACAGTATATTCATAGTACTTATGCTTGTAGCCTTTTATAACTTGTTTTAATTTACTGTTCATTTTTTAACGTATAAATTATGTATAAACATAATGAAATTTTAAATGTATATATTATCAAAATACCGTTTATCACTTTTTCATAGATTTTTTACCGTTACAATTCCAAAGCATACGGGCAAAATCATTTGGCGTGGCTCCGCTTTGTGTTGTCTTTATTCCCGCACTTCTGGCACAATAGGAGTTGCCCCGCTTGGTGCCCGCTCCAGCCTTGTAACCCTTAGCCCCAAACTGTAAAGTTTTGCCCGTGCCGTTTACTGGTGTGGCTTTGTACTTTTTACCCTTGTTGGTGCCCGCTCCTATCCTATATTTTTTTCCTTTTACAGTAACAATATTCCCTATTTTTATTCTACTTTTTGCCATGATTTTACTTTTTAATTTTTGCCAGATAGCCCGTACTTTTTGGGTGACATAAAAAATATTCAAACGCTTGTAACATATGGCCCCTCGCCTCAATCCCTTCTCTGTTTTTGGGCTTGGCTAATTTCCCGTTTTGGTCTTGTGTACACTCTTGTAAATCTTGTATCAGTTCCTTACATTTTGGGTCTATCAATATTCGTACTGGAAAGTTACCCGCTAAGAGTTCATTTAAAAATACTCGTCGGCCCAGCATTCCCGCCCCTATACTTCTGTATTGTGGGTTTCGGTTGGGTATTCTTTTTTGTACGTTATGGCGGGCATTTATAGATAAACCACTCAGTAAATCACTAAACAAAGTTTTTGTTTTTGTGGTGCCGCTGGTGGTACTTATCCCCGTATTATTGTTTCCGCTGGCATCGCCATATAAAAAGAAACCGTCCTCAATTTGTGGGTACTTTGATTCAAAAAATTTGCCAAGGGCTTGGGCTGAATTGTGCGGGCTTGATAGGGCAAATTGATGTATTAAAGTTATTTCCCAGTACTCAGAATAATTATTCCAAAATCCGTCCTTTATGTATTCCATCTGTATTGCTAAACCCGTCATATACGGGGCGCTATTAAAATCCACCGTATAATGTAAAGGTACAAAATTTTTATAACTTATCTCTTTTACTATACGGCCATATTTAAAACCCGTTGCATATTGAGTAGATTTATTTGGTTTGGGGTCACCTTGATAAAGGGCGTTGAACGTTCTGGGGTTGGCCTTGGCTATCGCCATGATTTTTTCCTTTGAGTGCCGTTCTGGCCAGAGGGCGGCGCCGTATTCCCTTGGGTCTTTTTCGTGGGTGGTTGTTTGTTTTATGGCCTCTAATCTCAGTACCGTCCAGCCGTCGGGCATTGTTTGTAATATCTTGCCGCAAAGGTCGTTCTTATGCCAGCGGGTCATTGTTATTAGTTGCTGGCTATCGTTATGTAAGCGGGTTAATAAAACGTTGGTATACCATTCCCATTTCCTATTCTGGTCGGTGTGCGAATTACCCTCGACGGCATCCTTAACGGGGTCGTCAATTATTGCCACATCAACAGAGGTGCCCGTTAAGGAACCACCCACGCCCACGGATTTATAAAACCCTCGGTAATCTATCGTTTCAAACATATCCGAGTTCCTAAGGTAATTCCCCTTTGAATCGTTCTTGATATGTTTGGAATTAATCTTTGTTTTCGGGAATACTTGATTGTATATTGAATCGTCTATTATTCTTTGTACATCACGGTTAAAACTGGTGGCAAGGTCTGAACTGTACGAACACCCGACAATCTTTAAAAGGGGGTTAATTCCGAGCATATAAGCGGGGAGGCGGCGGCTTGTTAGTTCACTCTTGCCGTGCTGGGGTGGCATAAAAACCATGAGTTTTTTTATCTCACCTTTGGCGAACTTTTGTAGGTACTCAGCCAGTAGGGCATGGTGCCAGTTTGTATCATAGTCCTCTTTTGTAAAGGTTACAAAGTTAAGAAATTTCCTCTTGGCTCGTTCCGCTTGTATCTGGTTGTATGATGGCCGTGAGGCTGGCAAGTTGTTCGAGTTGTTCATCTGTTAAACTTGAGAGGTCAAAACTATTGATATTTTTGTTTTCGCTTATAATCTCTTTTTTGTCAGTCTGGCCGAGTCTATTTTTACCGAGCCAAATTTGCATCGGCACGGAACCAGTAAGGGCGGTGTCGAATTGTTTTACTCTTAATAAAGAGTTTCCTTTGGCCCTTTTAGCCGCTTTAAAGTCCGCAAAGGGCAAATTGTACTCCTTTTCTACCTTCCTCGCCAGCGTATCAAAGGAAATGCCTAAAAAGGCACAAATTTCGGTTCCGTTCGCCCCCGCCATTAAGGCGTTTTCTACCTTTTTCCAATCTATATTTATTGCCATGGTTTTATGTTTTTTGTGGTATCATCAGCGAGTCGGGCCTATATATATCGGCCCCGCTTGTTGAAGGCTCCCACGTTGAAAATACTTTATTTTGTGGGGTCTTATTTATAATACCCGCACTTATATCTTTTAAAGCCTCGGAGTATAACTTAACGCCCAGCGGGCACAACTTACCCCTCCAAATTTCGGCGGCGGCTTTTTTGGGGCACATTGAAAAATATTTAGGGTCAATAAGTATAAATGTTTGCCGCTCAATATCGCCCCTATCAATCCCAGCGTTTAGCCAAAAAATTGTGCCGCCAGTTACCCGCTCCCTCATTCTTACCGCCCACTCAATCGAACTCCGCCCCCTATGTATTGGTAATAAGCTGGGATGGTACCCAAGCCAGCCGAGGCGAGGCTTGTATCTTGTAAGCCTCCCTATATAATCAAAGGAGTGGGCGGTAATCCCGACATCAACCCCGTCGGGCATTGAGGCATAATTAAGTGAGCCCGCTGGGATTACCTTTATTTTATTAAGCGAGGCGAGGCGGCCTATATAATTATCCCCAACGGGGCAGCATACGCCCACCACGTTAAACCCTAAGTTTATACACAACCTTAAAACACTCTCACCAAAGTACTTTTGCCCGCTTATAAAAACATTCATTTTTTACCAATATATTTAAACCCTTGAACCGCTCTAAAGTGGCCGCCATAACCGCTGCCAGACGAGCCAAATAACCGCTTCCCCGCTTTCCTATCTGACTTTTTTAAAGACCTATTGCTTGACTTTTTATTCTCCCCGAATAACTTCTGGCTTTTTAAAACCCACTTTTTACTCCTTTTTAAATAGGATATTAACTGCGGGTGGCTTGTGTGAAAAAGTGTTGGCAGCCTCCTACCAAGCCGCCCGCCGCCGTTTTTGTGTAACTCGCAAATAAGCTCTAAAAATTTTGTTCCAACGCCCGCCCCTTGCCACTCTGGCATAACTACGAGCCTTGTTGCTCTATACGCCGAGGCTTGGAAAAAAGGGCATACCGCCAAGTGCGAAACAAGCTCCCCGTTTACTGAGCCAATAAAGTACTCAGCCGCTGGGGGGAATGGCAAGTCTAAATAATAATGTTCTTTAAAATATTTCCAGTAAGACTGGTCGACCTTCCTAATTTCCAACTCAAATCGTGGCCGCTCCCCGATTCCGTTTTTTTTTTAAATTCACCCGTGCCCGTGTCATAAACCCAATCGGGTTGAACCCAGTCTATTATATCATAGTGGCAAGCGAGCAAAACACATTTTTTTCCCTTGTTACGCCTCCACCCCTTGGAGAACGCCATCGCCCCGATTTTTGCAATCTGCCTATCTACAACCGACGTAAACTCGTCTATTATTACCTCGTCGGCGGGGTCGGCCATTACCCTTGCAAGGCCCGCCCGAAATTGTTGCCCGTTGCTTAAAGCGTGGAACGGCCTCAGCCAGCTTGGGACGTCCCCAAGGCCGACACCAGCGAGGGCCCCCGTTACTGAGTTAAAATCCCCGCTCGGGGATATACAGTCTACTATTGGCTCGTCGCCACTCCAACCGCCGTATAAGTCGGCTATTTTGCCACCGCCAAACATAGACTTGCCTATTGATGTTTTCCCGCTCCCGCTGGGGCCAACAACGAGCCCGATTTGCCAGTCAAGCCCCTCGATAGGTATATCGGCATCAAGGTTAAACTCATTCCCACGCTCGGCGTTAAATAGGCTTTTTACCCGTTGGGCTCTGTACGTTTTATAATCCTTTGTTTTATTCCTTATTTTTATAATCACGTTACCACTATTTTACAGTTAAACCCAAGTTTTGTAAGGTCATTAAAAACCGATTCTTGCGTGCCCTCGCTATCACATATAACAATCACACCGTATTGGTCTGAGCCGCCTATTCCGTCATCATCAAAGGGGTCTTTTATGTCCTCCGCTATACTTTCAAAATCCTCCATATCCAGCCCCCAGCCTTCCAACAAGTCACTATCCCACTCATTCGCCAGCACGTCAAAATCCCAAGAGCCAAACCCGACATTATCTTTTACGATAAACTCTTTCTTTTGTTCCTCCGTTAAGTCTTTGGCGGCCTTTATCCAGTCGGCGGGCACTTCTTTATATCCCAGTTCTTTTAAGGCCTTAAATCGCATATTACCACCGAGTATAATTTTATTCTCGTCAATTACGATAGGCCTTAAAGGCATCATTTTTTCGCCAAAGGTTTTAATTGATTCCACCAGCTTAAAAAACTTATCGTCCTTGATAAGTCTGGGGTTATTGGGGTTGGGTTTTATGCTGCTTAGCTTAATTGTTTTTTGTTTGGTTGTACTCACGTTCTTGCTGGTCTAAAATTTTAATAATTTCGTTTTCTTGCTCTTTTGTTATCTGGTCAAAGATTACACCCGTCACCGTCTGGAATGTTTTTTTAATTCGTGATTCGTGGTATCTTAGGCCCCCGTTTTGTACCTCCATTTTTTGTAACATTTCCAGCGTATTAATAAAGTACTGGGCAACGTCGAAAGCTTCGAGGGGTGTTAAATTTACTTTTATATTTTTTTTCATGGCTGGGTTATAAAAAGCGGCGGGAAACAACGCCCGCCGCTAAAACATTTAAAACAACTATTCCCAAACATCACTAAAGGAATATCAAATGGAAATCAAAAAGGGCGGGGATAGATAATTAACTGATTTTCACACAAGGTTAAAAATAGATTAGTTCCCGCCCTTTAGCTTGCTAAGTTACCTATTTTCGTTAACTTTTCTTATTGCTTGCTCTATCGTACTAATCAAGTCCCAGAGTAGCCGCCCGTATGCCATGAATCTTTTGAACGGGCCCATCATTTGAATCTCTTGTACCTTGGCGACAAGGGCCGCTTGGAACTCGTTTTGTTCCTTAATTAGATTTTCGTTTATTCCCTTTAGTTCAAATATTTCGATTTCCATTTGAACAATCTTTTTATTCGCCTCGGCTAATTTCATTTCTTATTTTTTACGTGGTTTGTTATTAGTATGCCAATGTAATTTGATAGGCTCCGCCCGTCCGCCCGTGCCAGTTCTCTTAGCTGGTCAATTATTCCCTTCTGGTGGTTGGTTTCTACAAAGGTACAACTATCCCGTTTTTTGGTTTCTGTTTTGCTCATTATTCAAATGTACGACAATTTTAAAGAATATCATAATATTTTGAAAGTTGTTTTATCTTTTGTTGTGTGTTAATCTTTAAAATTTAGCCCTTTTAAGGCGTTTAATCCTTCTGGTCAATAACTTACATACAAAAACAAAAAAAGCCCCGCAAAGGGCTTAATTTTTAATCTCAACTTTATATGGCCGGCCTCTTTTGTTTTGATGTTTTAAAATTGAATTATTTATATTTTTAAATATTTTATTAAAGTCCTCAGTAAATTTCTTGGCCTCGCCAGATTCTTTAATATAAAAAAATGCTTCTACTAAAATAGATTCCGCATTTTTTAAACTCTGTATTTTGTCAATCATTTTTATAATGTTTTAACGGGGGCTATTAACCCCCGTTTGGTTTATTTTACTAAGTATCTGTAATGTGGTCTTTGTACTTCCCCGCTGGCGATTATTGTATAAGCATTAACCGTTTTTGTGCCGTCTGTTATTTGAGTGCTTATGTTCGGGTCAAAAAACGAGGTGGTCATTTTGATTTTATTTAATTCAAGCCCTTTTTTAGCTACCCTCTGGGCCAGTTTTTTAATTGAGTTATTGTAATGTTCAGTTGCCGCCAAAACTTCATTTTTTATAAATCCTTTTTTTGTGTACTTATTGGCTTTTCTTATTTCACTTTGTAATTTTTTAAGTTTTTTCGAGTCCCTATGATACCAAAACGATATTAAAGCCCTTTCGCCCCTATCATTTATACCGCTAAGGGCTTTAAATTTTCTTACTCCGTTCGGGAAGTAAACTGGGCAAATATTTTCTGTTTGTATATAACTTTCAAAACCCAGCGTTGCGCCCAATTCAAATTCATTTAATTTTGATAATTTTTTAAGTTTTGTATATTCCGCCGTGGCCCACTTTGTAATGTCATTTAAATAAGCCTTTTTTAATTCTCTGGTTTCGCTTGTTAACTTTTTAACTAAATTCATGATGTTTGTTTTTAAATGTTTTATAATATTTATGCGTTGTTGTTAAAACAAAGATATATCAAAACTCTGACATTTCAAAACATTTTGAAACATTTTAATTATTTTTTTCAAATCTTTTTTATAACTCGCTGGTAATCAGTAAAATTATTTTTAATCTTTTTTTAGAATTGTCGGTAATTGTCAATTTTTTGCACAAAAAAAGTCCCCACCGTTGCAGCACGGCGGGAACTATCCTAAAAATTTATTAACCACAAATAAATTCGATTGTACAATATACAAAAAGGGCGGCATTTATTAAGTATTACGATTAATAAAATATTAAATGCCAGTTTAAAATATTACCGCCCTTGTAAGATTCCCCCGCCGATATGCGAGCGGCGAGGGCAAGTGTAACCCCTTACACTTTTTTTCTTGGTGGCTGGTCGTATAGTGCGGCACAAATCGCCGTGGCTTGTTTCAATGTTTTGGCGTTGCCATCTG